AGTAATCGCAGTAGCTGAAGATGTAGTCACGTTAGATGGGGTTGTTCCTGATGAAGTAGATGCAGCAAATACTGCTGTTCCACGAACTGCTGAACCACTAACTGTGTAGTTAACAAACTCTGTCCATGTATGTGAAGCCATTGTATCGGTAGCTGCAAATGTTGTGCTATTACCAATCAAGCCAAGAAACGGTCCAACTGTTGTATATGTTCCTGATGTTCTTAATAAAGTATCCAGCATTAACTGTTTACCTACAGCAACAACTAAATTAGGAAACTCTTCTGTCCACTTTAAGTTACCCTGTGCATCACGGCACTCAACATGGTAATGTCCTTCTACGCCCATTCCTTCAGGAATAGTTACATTTGCTTGTAATGTTGCTACAGCGTTATCACCGCAGCTGGCTAATTCGTTTGTCATAATTTCTCCTAAGATGGACTGCTATAGTTAAGACTGCCTGTATTGGTTCCAATCGTTAATATTGCACTATTGTATGAAGCTGTTGGGAACTGTACTGTAAAACTGGTAGTGCAAGTTTTATCTGATCCAAAATTTAATACAAAACATGCTGCTCCTGTAGTTGCATTATAAATTAATGCTCCTCTTGTAGTAAAGGATGCTGGGTTCCAAACTGCATTATTAAACGATACATAACTTACATTATATTGTGTATTCTGTGTCGGAAATGTTGAAATAACTAAAATATTTCCACCAGCTGTATAACCAGTTCCAACCACTTCATTGACTGTTGTATATGCCGCTGTAGATTGCCCTAAATTAGCATTGGCATTATATAAAGCAATCTTATAAGTATATGGAGTAGATGCAGAAAAGTTTTCTAAACCACTTAAAAGGTTTTGTTGAAAAACTGTGCATGATGTTTGAACTATCATGAGATTACATTACCTTTAAGATTAGTATTTAATTTAGTCATTCCATCCCTGTACGCATCGCCACGCTCCATACCATTACCAAGACGAATAGCTAATTGAAGAGCTTCTTGATATTTGTCTTCATAATATTTAACCATATCTTGTTCACCTTTCATAAAGATCATAGCCTCTCGCATAGATCCATATAAAAGAACTGGATCAAAGTTATCACCTAACCAACTTTGACCATTAGAATTATTAACTGTTACCACATTAAAACTAAATCCAGATGCAGTAGAACTACCACCTAAATAAGTAGTATTGACTGTTAATACATCACTAGCATTGTAAAAACTACCGCCATTTTGTAATTGAACAGAAATAATTGATCCGTTTGTTCCTACTAATACATCACCATATCCACCTACGCCAGACTGATTACCACTTGTAGAATAATATTGAAAAGGAACATTAGGATAAAATCCTGGTATGTAGTTAGCTCCAGCACTTGTTAATGCTATGCTTAAAATAATTCCTTGAACAATTGATGCTGGATAATAAAAATAATGCAATTCAGCACCATAAGACATATCAGGTGTTGGTCCAATAATCAACGACAACTCATTAGGATTAGAAAATTGATTACCAAATAAAGCATAATGAAATGGAGTTCCAGTTGCGTTAGGATTGGGATAAGCCTCACGAATATAATTCACATCTTTATTCAAAAGATAAGAATAATTACCTGTTGTTGGATTAATAATTGCCAGAGAAAATGTAGCCAAATAATCGTTTGGTAAAGATAAATAAGGATTACTTGCCGTTAAACTACCTGTTACATTCTTCCGTAATGATGGAAACTGAACTGAGTTATAAACACGCTCTTCACATTCCTGAATAAATGTAGGAATGTAAGCAACAAACGTAGACTCCGTATTTTGAGAATACGCTTGTATCGTGTTAAAGAGCTGCTCGTAATTCACGCCATTGGCCCTCTACTCATTTTTCCTTTAGTTGCTGCACCAGCTCCACGCATTTCAATACCATCTTTTTTTTCTACTGCCATGCCATAACTTACTCCACCCTTAATAGGATCTTTGATGTTTACATCTTTGGCAGCTTTTTCACGAACATAAGTTCCACGATCCATCACTTCTTGACCAGTAATATGCTTTTCTTTATTGGTGTGTGGATTGGCATATGCCTCAGCTGGTTCAGCAAATTTATTTTTACCAATCGTAATCTTTGGACTATTTTTAGTAGTTGGTTTAACTTGAGTAGCCATTATTTGCTCCCTGCTTTTTGATTATGAGCACGAGCTAAATTGCGACCTACTGCTTTCATCGCCTTGCTTGTCACTCCACCTTTAGCCATTTTAGTAACTGGCTTACCTTTGTGCATATGATGTTCATGTTTATGAACTTCTTTTGCAGCTTCTTTATCAGCAATCTTTACTACTTGTTTCTTATCCATGTTAACTCCTAAGTTGTTAATATCGTTACTTTACCTATTGTAATCACTAAATTCAAGTCATTGGGAACAAATGCATCTGTAAAATAACTAGCCCCTCCAACTGGATTCCAACCCCATTGCGTTTGTCTACTACCATCATTTACATAACCAAGATTGTCTACATTATTTACATTTGGATCATATGGATTTGTAAATAGTCCAGTTGTTCCACTTGCTTGATAACTTACATCAGGTCTTGGTTCACGCACAGCTTGTGGATCATTTACAGGATATAAACCTAAACTCAACTGTGGATGATCTGGATCCCAACACTCAGGACAAACTTTAATATTAAATAACTTGGTTTTAATAATTTCTTTTTTTAATTCCTTCAGCAAATATCGTTGACCACATCGGTCACATTCGGCAATTGCCCATTTGCCAGATGAATATTTGTTTGGCATTATCTACCTGCTCCACCATAGAATCCCATTCTTGGAACAAAACGAATAGCAGCTTTTTCTCTGTCTTCATCAGATGCTAATGTCCATTGTTCCATATAATCAGCTTTTAACATCGCTATACGAGCAGGATCTACCCCAGTAATTTTCTGAGATAAGTAATAAGCCAGTCCAGCAACCATCGCAGATATAAATCGAAATGGTATATCATTCGTTGCCGTACCAGTTCCAGCATCTTGCATTCTACGCAATCTCCAATATACAAATGTATACTGACTGCCTGGTGAATTTGGTGTAGGCCAGACATTAATACAAGGTAGATTTGTAACGCTTATAGGGGCGTTATAGGCATGTGCAGCAGCAGTTGTACCTGCTTGTCCACGATAACAATTTATAAGCTGTGCAGCCGTTGTAGATACGTTTGGATAGTAAATAATCTCATTATCTATCTTGATATATCCAGTTGCAGCTAATCCTGTCAAATCAGATGGAGTAAGCTGAATAGTTGTATCTGTTGATGATATACCACCATTACCATTAGAGCCATTTCCAACCAAAGTATAAGATGTCGGATTAACTTGCCCAGATTGGCGATTGATCCATACTTGAATTGGTCTACCTTGTGCCAGTTTATTAGGCAATGTTGAATAAGTATCTTCCGATATACGGCTAATATTAATATCAATTTGATTTTGCAAAGTACCAGTACGAATCACTTGGCTTAATAAATCAATCGTATCAATTGGCAAAGGATAAGTAATCTGACCTGTATTCATGGGAATCTGTCCCTCTTCTACAGTCCATAAATTAATACCTCTATTTGCCCATTCAACAGTTAATATATTTAAAGAACGTCTTGCAGTTCTAAAATCATAACCACTTCTTAACTCAGCACCGCACCGTTCGAACGCCTCTTCAATGAGTTCGTTCATGTTTAAATCAAATACGGAGGTGCCTGTAGTAGTCATTTATGCATTTTTCTAAGTGTCTCTGCTAACCTTGCACGTTGTCCTAACTTGCCAGGTTTTTTAGCAGCAGCTTCGAGCTTTTTCTCTGGAATGGTATGTCCTTCTTTAACACCCAAAGATTTACGCAACGCACCAGCTCTGTGTATTGCGTTCTGTATCCATTTTTCAGCCATGATTAACTCGCAGCTGGTGGGGTTGGAGTAGCCTCTGGAGCAGCCTCTGGTGCAGCTTCTGGAGCTTGAACAACTTCTGGTGCTGGAGCAACAGGAGGAGGAGCAACCAAAACAGGAGTTGGATCTACTGGTGCAATTTCTGCAACAAAGTTAGACACAACAGCTCTAGCTTGATCATCCGCATCTAATTGTTTTGACTTTAAAAAGTTTTCAACAATAGACACTTCTTTGCCAACATAATTAACAAAATCATTAATTAAATTGTGTTCTTCAGAACGATGTCCAACACTTCTTACAAATGCAATTGCTTTTTCAAATAAATTCATTTTTTCCTCGCAGCTCTCATGTTATCGACTAAATTAGGATAAGGTCTACCAGCAGCTTTAGCCATATCTTTTGCTGATGCCTTTTTTGCTGAACTTAACTTTTTAGGTTTACCTAAACCTTTCGGTCTTGGCTTATCCCATACCTCGCCACCTTTTGCATACATAGCAACAGCATCAGGGTTATCCTTTCTGTGAATAACCTTTTTAGTTGGCATCTTGGATGGGTTCATAGCTCCCATACCACGACTGGCTCTCATTTGTGAGCCTTACCACCCCAACACATTTTTTCAACATGATCCATGTGATGGTGATGATGTTCTGCATGCTTTTTAAAATGATGCTTGTGATGTTTATGAGATTCAGTCTCATGTTCAGAAATGAACTCATCATGACGTTTCATATCTGGACCTGATTCTGGCTCCATGTGTTCTTTGGTTAAATGTGGTTTCATCAATTTCTCCTTAACAATATTTAGTCTTAGTATGACCACGCATAGCGATACCATCAGCACGATGTGATGTAGATCCACCATGAGCCATCTTCTTTACATGACCACCATGTTTTTTGGTATTGACTAATGGACCATCTCCAATAGTATTACCTTTCATCTTAGGATGACGATCTTCTGTGTGACCACGTTTTTCAACTTTAGATTCACCAAAACGATCATGTTTATTAGAACCTTTTTCAACATCTTCTTTCATGGTACGAGGACCCATTGACTCAGCCTTACCGCCATGAGCCATTTTTTTCATGTGAGCCTTACCACCATGCTTCATCATTTTAGCTTCATGCTCTTCTTCTTTAGCAATACGTCTAAGTTCTTTAGCCTGGTTCATTTCATGCATCTTTTCACTTTCGTGATGAGTTGCACCACCGTGAGCCATCTTTTTCATTTTATGATGACCTTCATGTTGAGCCATATGATGTTCAGCCATTGCTAAATGGTGATGAGCTAAATGTTTATGATGTTCTTTAGAAAGACCACCATGTTTCATTCCACCAGCCATTGGAGCACCCATTGGAGGTGCTGGAGGAGCCATTGGAGCTGGGGGATTTCCCATTGCTCTTGCTGCCATCATTGCCATCGCTGGGTTCACACTACGTTTTTTCATCGTTGCCATATTGATTCCACCTTTTTTAAAATGTTTGCCTTTATCGGCTTCTACAAAATCACGCCCCACCCTTTGTGGAATGTGAACCTTATCAGCAAACGCCTTGGAATGGGCTATTGCCTCCATAAAATCATGCTGTTTTTTACTATGACTTGGCATTACTACCTCGTATTAATTCGTTAATTTTATCTTCCAAACGATTAAATCTTGTATCGATGTGGTCCATAATCTTACTTAATTCAGCTTGAGTTACTGTATCACGAGCCACTTCTTCACGAGTCTTGTTTAATAAAATACTTAAACGATTTAACTCCTGAAATTTTTCTTTCATTATAAAACCAACGATTGCAATAAGTATAGTTAATATTGCATTCCAAAATGGCATGATTGCATCATTTAACATTTCCACTTCCTTAAACTTTTGTTGATTCTTGAATTAGGATCATTTGCTGTTTCCGCACTGGTCAATCTTTTTTTCATGCCTTCCATGCGAGCACAGAAGGACTTTTTACGGCTGCCACCTTCTGGCTGTGGTGCTTTTAAATGAGCACCATGCTCTTTATTGTAAGAAGCTCTCCCTTTGGCGTTTAAACCGCCATTAGGATTTTTACCTTCTTTACGTTGCCAAGTAGGAGTCTTTGCCATGATTAGCTACCGTTAGAAATTAAATAACCTTCTTGCGAAACTGTTAAAGCAGCAGTACCAGTGCTAACTTTTGCTTGCAATTGGATATCTGTTTTTTCAGCAACAAGCCTTGGCATTACTCGTTGTGTATGATAGTTATTTGTAAATGGGGCAATGATAGTAACAGTTGGTACACCTGAACTACTTGTTTGATAGTTTTGATATGTTGCAAATCCTGCTGGATTGGCATTTAAACTAGTATTGATGTCAATACGACTCAAATAATAAGTATATCCTGCTGGTACGGTATAAATACCCATTAAAGTACGACCATTACCTGCTGCAATCTCTGCGTACAAAGTTGTATCTGATGTATCTTTTAAAGTAATGTTACCAGTAGGAGCACCACTCGTTACTGACATACTATTGATACGGAAATAAGATTTCACTGTAGTTACAGCTGTTGTACCGTTCAACTTAATAGTTTCAGAAATTTGATTGTAATTTGCATCCAAGCCGTTAATAGTGATTAACGCAGTTGCATCAGCACCAGTGTTAACAGAACTAACAAGATGCATCTGAATAGCAGATGATGGGAAAGTGTAAGTAGTATTGCCTTCCCATACAGGAACAAAAGATGTGCCTACCGATGCTTGGTAGCCATAAATATTTAAAACACTATGACCATAGATCTGACCACGAGCAACTTGTAAATCAAATGGCTCAGTCTGTCCTTTACGAGTAATAGACGTTACCGAATTATTGGTACTTGGTATTCCATTTGGGCTTTGTGCCATATTAATCTCCTAAAATTTTAAAAAGGGGACCGTAGCCCCCTATCGGATTAATTAGTCAAAGTTACCGTATGGGTAAGTTGTCGCATTACCAATGTTCATGTCATTTTGGTTGTAACGTAAAGTTACTTCAACTTGACCTGAAGACAAACCAGCTGAGGTTGTTGTCATTTTTAATGTCACAACTATTTGGGTAAACCATGCTGGTTCTTGACCTGCTTGCAAGTTTTGGAAGTCTTGCAAAGTTGCATTGCTATTGGTTAACTGTGAGCCTACAAATGTTGCTGTGTAACGCTGTGCAGCTGGGCTAGAAATGTTAGCAAATGTTGCATACACACCAGTAGAAGTTGCAAAGTTATTAGAAACATATGGTTGAATTGCACTTACAGCCACTGGAGTACCAGCGTTGTCTTTTGGAATTGTGCCAACATCAAGGATAACGTCAGTGATATTACAGCTGTATGGCAAGTAGAAAACTACGCCACGATAAACAGTATTGGTTGCATCAGCTGTAGGAGCAGATGCTGCTGTAGGACCAGTGTTGCTAAATACACCGTTTTGTGGGGTGTAAATAACAGCATTACTGTTTGGGATGTTATTTGAAGCTACAAATTGACCAGAACCACCACCATAGTTAGCACCAGGTGCAGTTACTGAAAAGTCTAAAAGAGCTGTTTGAACGAGGTCGGTATAACCAACATCACGAACAGGACCAAAACGGTTAGCACCAGATAGGATTGGTCCATTAAATGTAGAACGTGCCATGACAAATTTCCTTATGCAAAAGTTGCTATTCCGATCGTTGCATCGTCTGCTGGGGCAGTGGTGGAATAGTTAATCACCCAGTAATCATTAGTTTACTACTTCTATAAATTTGTGCAATCTTTTTTATAAAAAAATCCCCAGTTTTTAGGCTGGGGACAAGTCCTCTCACGAAGGAAATAACCTTAGTAAGAACCGTAGATACCTAATGGATCAGATACACCAAAAGAATAACGCTCACGAGACTTGTAACGTACGTTACCTGTATCGAAGTCACCATCCATTGAGTTCTGTAAAGGTGTTCTTACGAACATCTTAAGACCGTTAGGAACATCAGTAGTCAAGAACCATGC